ATCGAACTGAGGAAGCAACTCGATGAGCGTGACGAACTACGGCGAACTGAAATCAACGATCAGTGATTTCTTAAACCGATCCGACCTCACTTCCGTGATCCCTACATTTATTGACTTTGCTGAGGCCGAGTTCAACCGCAACCTGCGCGTTCGACAAATGGTGGTCCGAGCAGAGGCTCCAATCGATACTCGCTTCTCAGCAGTTCCTGCTGACTTCATTGAGGCGAAGGACTTGGTGATCGTTAGCACTGATCCTATTCAGCCGCTTGAGTTCATTACTCAACAAGAGATGGCGCAGCTACGCAGCACTGAATATCAGTCCGCGAGTAAGCCATTGAACTTCACAGTGGTTGGCGACGAGTTCGAGGTCATGCCAACTCCGGACCAAGTGTACTCGTTGGAGATGTCTTACTACGCGAAGATCACACCTCTAACGACAGACTCACAGACGAACTGGTTACTTACAGACTACCCAGATTTATATCTGTATACTTCCCTTATGCATTCTGCTCCTTATCTGAAGGACGATGAGCGGATTACAGTTTGGGCGCAACTCGCAGCAAAGGCGCGTGAGGAATTGCTCGCAAGAGATGCCAGTTCGTCATTTAATGGATCAACACCACGGATCAGAATTAGGAGCTTCGGATAATGAGCTTTTCAAACTATTTGGAAAACAAAGTATTGGATCACGTTTTTGGCGGGACTGCGTACACTGCGCCAAGCACACTGTATGTTGGCCTGCACACGTCAAACCCTGATGAGGATGACTCTGGAACTGAGGTCTCAACTTCAGGCACTGCTTATGTTCGCAAGACGGTTGCTTTCACAGTGACAGGCGCAGCAGCAGACAATGATGGGGCTGTCGAGTTTGATACTGCAACTGCGTCATGGGGAACCATCACTCACGTTGGGTTGTACGATGCTTCCTCGGGCGGAAACTTGTTGGCGTACGCTGCTCTCGCGACAGCGAAAGTCATTGATACCGGCGACGTATTCCGTGTGCCTGCTGCCGATCTTGACATTACGCTCGATTAAGTAGATGCCAAGCGATCGCATAGGCTACGGATACGGCCCCTACGGGGATGCCGATTGGGGTGTCGAGGGTGTCTCGAAAACCGGATCGGCAAGCATCTCTGCGGCTGCAACTTTTACAGCAAACGGCGGCATCTCCGAAACAGGCTCTGCCTCGATCGCTGCATCGGCAGCAATAGCGGCAAACGCAGTTGCAGAATATGTTGGTTCTCCCGAGTCGGTTGACGCGGTTAGCGTATTTGCGAACTTTGATGCTGATCGAATAAAGGATGCTTCTGCAAGTATCACGACAGACTCGGGCAACTTGTACGGATACGGTGCTTACGGCTCGGGTGACTACGGCAAGACAACAGTGTTTGCGATTCGGGTTAGAACAGCCGGCGGATCAGCGGATGCATCGGCAAGTATCACGTCCGCAGCAGAGCGGATCCTTCAGCCTAGCGCGCAAGTTGATGCCGTTGCGAGTTTGGCTGCTGATAGTGATACAATCGTGAACGGACAGGCTACCTTAGACGGTAGCGCAGAATTTGATGTTGCGTACATACGCATCAGGAATACGGAAGCAGCGGTAAGCGTAACCGGCGATCTTGATGCGAGTGGGCGCGAGAAGTGGGAACCGCTTGCTGAAACGCCAGAGACTTGGACGAGGATTGACTAATGGCTGATACAACTACGACGACCTATTCATTGACGAAGCCTGAAGTTGGCGCGTCAACAGATACATGGGGAACGAAACTCAACACGAACTTGGATGAACTTGACGATCTTCTAGACGGCACTACGCCGGTCACTGGCATCGACATCGACTCAGGATCGATCACAGTCTCTGAGCTAGAGACGACTGGTAGCTTTACTGAAAATAGTTCTGCCATCACCTCTTCATCCAATGCGGCAACGCTTGATCTCAGCACTGCGACAAACTTCACGCACACGCTGACAGAGAACGTCACATACACCTTCAGCAACCCTGCAACATCTGGTAAGTCATCAGCGTTTACACTGAAGGTCACTCAGGATTCTACGGCTCGCACGATCACATGGCCTGCATCGGTAGACTGGGCAGGTGGCGAAGCACCAACGATCTCTGAAGGTGACGGCGATGTGGATTACTTTGTATTCATCACGACTGATGGTGGTACAACGTACTACGGATTTACTGCCGGTCAAGCACTGGCAACACCTGCCTAAGGATTTACGATGAGCGCAAGTAAGGCTTTGATGAAGGCGGCAAGCGGTGTATCCGGTGAAGTATTGGGTGTTGGAGACCCTTGGAATATATCCACGGCTCAATGGTTAGCTGAGGATGTGAATTATTTTAATCCGGTTGAATCATCTGGTTCTAGCTTTCACATATTTTTTAAGCCGGATGGTTTAAAGTTATATGTATCAACAAATGGAGACTCTGAAGTTAATGAATATAATTTGAGCGAGGCGTGGGACATAACAACGGCCAGTTATTTACAAGCGTTTAGCGTTGCTACTCAAGAAACAGGCCCTAAGGGTATGTTTTTTAAGCCGGATGGCACAAAAATGTATGTAGTAGGGACAAGTAACGATTCTGTCTACGAGTATAATTTATCAACAGCGTGGGACGTAACGAGTGCATCTCATGTTCAAACCTTTAGTGTTCTTTCTCAAGATTTTGCACCTCGTGGAGTTTGGTTTAAAACTGACGGAACCAAGATGTATGTAAGCGGTGCGACGAGTGCTTCAATACACGAATATAATCTATCAACAGCTTGGGACATATCGTCAGCTTCACTTTTGCAGAGTGAAGACATATCCACCGACACTCCGGCTCCAAGAAGTTTATATATTAGATCTGATGGATCAAAAATGTATGTCGCTAATGGAGGTGGGCATGTTTCTGAGTACAACCTCTCAACAGCTTGGGATGTATCATCTGCGAGTCATGTGCAAGATTTAGACACCACAGGTGTTGCAACATTTACTGGAGGAGTTTTCCTCAAGTCCGATGGATCGGAGTTATATGTAATTGGGGGATCCATAAAACTTGTTAGTAGATACCAACTATCCACTGCATGGGATATATCCTCAGCATCGTATCAAGAGCCTACGACAAAGTACTTTAGTGTAGAATCTGAAGAATTATCACCAAAAAGTGTTTTTTTTAAACCTGACGGGAAAAAAATGTATGTAACCGGCGGTTCCGGTGATGATGTAAATGAATATGACTTGTCTACGGCTTGGAATATTCATACTGCTTCATACAGCCAAAATTTTAGCGTAGCGGCCCAAGAAACAAGTCCACAAGGTTTATTTTTTAAACCTGACGGCACTAAGATGTATGTAAATGGTTTTGATAATGACACAGTAAATGAATACGATTTATCTACTGCTTGGGACATTTCATCAGCATCTTATTCTCAACAGTTAGATATTTCGGGGCAAAACGGAGTATCTACTGCGATATTCTTTAAGCCAGATGGGACTAAATTTTATTTACTTGGTCGAGGGCCAGATGCAATTGACGAGTATGATTTGTCAACTGCTTGGGATATAACTAGCGCATCTCGTCTCCAAGAAATTAGTGTTAATTCTGAAGAATCAAGTCCAAGCGGACTATTTTTTAAACCTGACGGCACTAAGATGTATGTTGTAGGATTTAGTGGGGATGAAGTCAATGAGTATGATTTGTCTACGGCTTGGGATATAAGCAGTAGTTCAGCGTTACAAACGTTTAGTATTATTGGACAGTCAAACTCTTCTGAAGGAATATTCTTCAAACCAGATGGTTTAAAAATGTACATTGTAGATCAAACTGAAGATGCAATATTTGAATACGACTTATAACTTAGGAGACTAAAATGTTTGTTAAAACCACAAACGGTAACCTTAGCAAATTCCCTTACACGCTAGGTGAACTACGCCGTGACAATCCACAAACGTCTTTTCCAAAGACAATCTCAGACGACACGTTGGCAGAGTATGGTGTGTACCGTGTTACTCAGACAGACGCACCACAGGTAGACAGCAAGACGCATCGTGTTGTGAAGCACGTTGAAAACGTCAACGGCGTGTGGACTGAGACATGGACAGCACAGCAACTGGATGAAGAACGTGCGGGTGATAACGTGCGTGGTCATCGTAATAGTTTGCTGAAAGACACAGACTACCTTGCACTGTCTGACAACACGCTGACTGCGGAAATGGCAACATACCGCCAAGCACTGCGTGATATCACAGACCATGCGAACTTCCCGTATCTGCAAGACGCTGATTGGCCTGTAAAGCCGTAAGTCAAATATAGCCATGCGGGTTTCCAATGATATAATCCAAGTATCAAACGGAGGCTCGCATGGAACCGCAAACACTGTTTAATTTCGCAATCTCAGCAGTCGGCGCATTAGCCGGTTGGTGGCTCAAAGTCATGTGGGATTCGCTGCGCGACCTGCGCGAACAAGATCAAACCCTTGCAGACAAAGTATCCAGAATTGAAGTCCTAGTGGCGGGCGAATATGTAAAACGCGAAGACCTTGATCGCGTTGTCGATAGGATATTTGACAAGCTCGACCACATTTCTATGAAACTCGACCAAAAGGCGGATCGATGAATGTCGTACCAATCCCAGCCGCCGCAGCCAACCGGTTCACTCTGGACTGATTGGGCAAACCGCCTCAACATTTATCTCAACCGCGTCCGGACACAGGCTCAGCACAAAGCCGGTGATGAGTCTGCGCAGCAGGACGGCATCCTTTTATATGATCCAACGATTGACCACTTAGTCGTATCCGCGAACAACGTCTTCGAGCCGCTGTCTTACGGCGAAAACGTTAATGCTGCTTTCTACACCACTGCGACCCACTCCGCCGCATCAACGAATACAGCCTACGCGATTACTTGGGAGAACACGGGGTTAGCGAACAGCAAGATCACGATCGCGGCGAGTCCGAATACGAGCAGAATTGTGTTCGGTCATGCGGGGACGTATCAGATTGATTTCACGGCTGAGTTACAATCAGGGAACAGTAATACCAAAACCATTTATATCTGGCCGCGCATCAACGGGACAGACGTTCCTTTCTCGACGATGGTTCACTCAGTGAAGAACTCTGGCGACAGCCAAGTAATCTCTCGATCTGGCGTGTTTGCGGTGGCGGAAGATGATTACCTCGAAGCGATGTACGCGACAACAGATACGGGACTAACGATTGATGGGTCAGCAGCCACAGCGTTCGCACCGGCTGCGCCTTCCGCGTCAATTATTTTGACGGAGATCAGATAGTGGATCCGTTGACTGCGTTAGCAGCATTTAATGCAAGTTACGCAGTCGTCAAAACGGCAGCGCAGAACGCGGGTGAGATATCCGATATTTTCGCAGGCATCGGGAAGATGATGACCGCGAAGCAAGCTGTCGAAAAAGCCGCTAGCAGCAGCCCAGAGAAATCCGACTTGGAGTTATACGCTGCCAAGGTCGAGTTAGACCAAAAGTGGACTGAGATCAAAGAAATCTTGCACTGGACTGGGCATTGGACGGCATACGAAAAGTTCGTTCAAGACCGACGCGAACAAGAGAAGCAAAAGAAACTAGCCGCATTGCGTGAAGCGCAACGCAAAAAGAA